AGTCTGCCTCATCAAGAATTACGAACTTACGATTACCATCCATAGAGACAGTAGACGCAAAGTTCTTAATCTTGTTTCGCAGAACATCAATACCCGATTCTTCTGAACCGTTAATCATCATGTAGGTAGCACCAATCTCATCCAACATTGCTTTCGCAACAGTGGTTTTACCCACACCAGGCCCTCCAGACAAAAGTAGATTTGGAATGTAACCCTCATCTACAAAAGTCTGGAAAGTCTTTTTCAAATCATCAGTGAGAATTGTATCACTGATTTTAGATGGGCGGTATTTCTCCACCCATAGCATCACATCGTTCATAATATAACTCCAAAGTAAAATGTATCATATATCAGACAAAAACACCGTTTTGTCAATTATATGCAACATTACGCTGCTTCTAAAGCAATGTAGTATTCAATCTGTTTGTTGGTATTCACGAAATGCGAGATACCCTTAGATGATACTTCAACCTTGTAGTTACCAGCAAGAAGTTTTAGGTTTTCAACCTTGAAGAAATATGTAAAGTCTGTTGCAGCGTTTTCGCCAACCTTTACTGCAAAATCGTTAGACGTGTCATTCTTACGATCAGTCACAGTTAGATTGATATCACCACCAGCAGTTCCAGTAAGAACTACGTCAGGAACACCCAACACCGCCGATGCCTTTTGAATTGCATTGAAGGTTTCTTGTGTAAAGGTAAACTCTACATCAACAGATGGCATTGTGATCTCAGTCTTTGGTGCAGTCACCACAGATGGGTCAGAGAAGAAGTAGTTCACTGAACTACCGCCACCTTCTTCACGAATCTTAACACTCTTATCATTAAAGTCCAAAGTTGGATCCTTGAATAGAGAGAGTGCAGACAAGAATTCGTTCAAGTCATAGATTGCAAACTCGTTGTTGAATGTATCACCAACAGTTGCCTTAGAAACAATGTTCTTCATTGCAGACATTGTTCCAATCACATTACCATTCTTAACCAAAAGATTTTGATTAATAGTTGAGAAGTTCTTCAAAACTTCCTTGGTATCATTACTAAGTTTCATTATTTGTTCTCCATAGAATCATGATTATGTAGAGCCATTATACCGTAATGGATCACTTTTAGCAAGTCTTTTCTGTTCTTGCCTTCCTTTTTTCCATATCGTTGTGCATACTTAAGTATGTTACCGATACAGAATCCTTCGCCATGGCCTGCGTCCATGATGAATTCTGTCGCTTGGAACTTATTCAAAGAATAATGTTCACCATATGTGGCATCAACATATGCCTTCAATTCTGCAAGGATTTTATCCTCACTATATTTGTAATCAATCTTTTTCATTTATTCTCCATAACAACTTTGTTGTGAACGTCATACAAGTCTTTTGTGCTACCCTGTTGAATCTGTCCATATGCCAAATAAGAGAATCCATCCAAATCAGTCACACGCCAGCGGCCCGTGAGGGCGCCTGGGCCTGCGTGTTCAAAGTGGAACAACAGATGATAACCATCTTGAATGTTCTTACGTTGAATTGTTTTTGGTTTGGGGGTAGATGTATAGAACATACGAAACGTGTCTGGTTTCTTCCAAAGGTCGGGGCCAATCTTAACTTCCCCATAGAACCAAACACCATCAATATTGAATCGAATATCTGGATAACCAGTTCCCAAGTTTTCTGCCTTCACACCATAGAGTTCTTCTACCGATGCACAAAGGATGTTCTCAAGATGGTTTCCATATTCATTAATACGTCCCTCATATGGCATAGATGGATTGATAACAACCACGTTATTTGCGATTGCACTCACCATTGAGTCATACTTGGAATCGTAAGGTAAAATCTTTGAATTGTAATAGGCCTCGATATACTCATTCAAAGTAATCGGAATACCTTTATCACCTTCTAACTGCTCACGCAGATAATCAATTGCATTCATCATATAGTCCACATTATAATATAAAAGAGCGCCCCTGTCAAGAGGCGCTCTACAACTTACTTAATCTTAATCAAGCGAGGTTGTTTCTCTTCTGGAATAATCCGAGTCAAAGAGATAGACAACATACCGTTTTCATAAGACGCACCATTCACCTCTACATCATCAGCAATGGTGAAAGAACGTTTAAACGAACGATTTGAAATACCCTTGTGTAGATACTCAACTTCGTCAACAAGCTCTGCGTCCTTCTCTACAGAACGAACGGTGAGATGGTTTTCTTTCGTTTCAATTTCAATATCATTCTTACTGAAACCAGCAACTGCTAGTTGAATGACATAATTAACGTCATCAGTTTTAATGATATTATAAGGTGGATAGTTTATTTGTGTTGTAGGAATATTCTCCGATTCATCAAATAAACGATCAAACATTCTGTCGAAACCGACAGAAAAAGTGCGAACCCTATTAGGGTCAAGTGCTGTAAGAGCTGTATTTACCATTTTGTTTCTCCTTTATTAAGCAAGATACAGTTAAAAATCTCTCCCATTATGGCAAGAGAAGGTGGTGGGTTTTTTGGGAGAACCCACCGAAACTCTAATTTCGTGTCGCAGAGTAGGTATATTGGGTCACGACACAGGAAGACTTACGAACTGCTCCCTACTATTATATATACGAGAATGAGCTTGAAAAATCAAGCCCATTCTCATTTTTTTACGCTGCTTCTGCGTATTTCAATGCAGTGTCCAGAGCATTCAACTTCACCTTACGGTTACGTCCATACCATGCAGACACCAAACGAGAGTCACCTTCACGACCTTGCAAGTGGTCAGTCATGAATGTCACAGCGTTAAACGCCTGCCACCATGAACCCTCTGCAAAGTTAGCACCAGGCTGAGTCTCCATTACTTCGAATGCAGTCTTAGCGTTACGAGAGGTGAAAGGAACAACATTGTCTACCTTTTCCTTCGCAGGCGCACCAAACACTTCGTTGAAGTATTGAATCACATTGTCACCAGTAGCACGTTTGCCACCAAGGAACTCTGCCATTGATTTGTATTGTTCCATTTTCTCACGAGCAATACCCATCTGTTCTTTCACCATGTCGGCATCAAACTCTTTACGGTGATTTACTGTCACCATGTTTTCAGAGTTCTGAGACAGAGAAAGTGTCAGAGTGTTGTTACATACCACACGAATTGGAGTCATACGAATATTGATAGACTTACCAAACTGGTGTGGGTTTGTGAACAAGAAGTAGTTCTCAGTCACGTCACCATTGAACAACTCAAAAGACTCTTTGGTCTTTGCAAGTGCCCAAACCATCTGTCCACCTTTCAGCGAACCAGCGGTGTGCATTTCCATGTCACCAGCGGTAACGTAGTAATTGAAAAACTCAAACGCTTCTGAGTTCTGAACAGGGTTCCAACCCTTACCAACAACATCCAATACCTTGTTGTCAGAAGAACGAACAAGCGCCTGTTTGCCTGGCACTACAATACCAGTTTCAGTCTTCATGTTCTGTTTTGTTACTTCCCAATCCAAACCAGCAGTAACCATAAATTGGTCTGGGGATAGGTCAGCGGGAACTCGCTTACCGAGTCCATGCCAAGGAACGTCACCCACATACGCCATCTGGGCTTCGCCGTTTACAATTTCAAGTTCATGTGCCATAATAAAGTTTCCTTTTTTTCAGTTTGTATACACAGTATACTTTGTTTTCACAACAATGTCAAGATGTTTTTACATCAAACCACAAACATCATCCCAAATTTTATCAAATTTAAATTGGGATTCGAATCCGTATTCTTCAGCAAAATGACAAGAAGAAGACGCATACACAGCATTGGCGAAACCACCATTCTTAATGGCAGCATCAACCAAAGTATTCACATCATTAGAGGCAACTACGAGAGTAGAACAATCATACATCTCTAGTTTACCATCATTCGCAGCAATAAAATTAATCATATCAATACTCCTTACCAGCGAGAAAATTATCAACCGCTTTGTTGAACAAAGGAACGTAGTAATCATTCCGACATGCAGTAGTCATATTCAATTCCATACAGATATCTGCATCAACAAAGTTCCAATTCACAGTGCCGTCTGCATTGAGATTTTCTTCTTGTTTGGCGAAGAACTCAACACGGCCACGAATCATACGATAGAAATCATTCATAATTTAGTCTCTCTTTTCTCAATTCACATATACAGTATAGTTGTTTCCAGAACAATTGTCAAGCACTTTTTGTTTTTAGAACACAATTAGTGCAAGAAGAATACTCTGGAAAAAGAACCCAACAGCGTTGGACACGATATAGAGCATATCCTTCTGTGCCACTGCACGAATCAGGAACAGGAACAATCCACTCCAAACTAGAAGAACCATACTCATTGGAGGCAGACTATCCGTGTATCCTAGAATCACTCCTAGAGTCACAGGGAGAGTCGCACCATGAATAAGAACCATTCCTATCCAACCCATCAACTCAGCAAACTTTTTACTATCCATAACATTTCTCCCAATCAACACATATAGTATACTTGTTCTTACAACAAAAGTCAAGCGTTTTTCCAACTTTTTTTCAAAAAAAAAGTCCTTGAAAATCAAGGACTTAGAGGGTTTTTATGGGGGTATAGAA